CCATGGCGTTGTTGGCTGCGAAGGCATAGTCCTCCCATGCCCGCCGTGCGCCGGCACGCCAGTCGCCCAGCATTGCCAACCGTGCTTCCTGGAACACCCTTTCCTTGGCCAGCTCCTGATCCCGGAAGGAAGCCGCGTTAGCGGCCATCAGGTCCCAAGTCTCCTTGTCCTTGGCCACATCACGGCTGCCCAGCCGCTTCAGCTCGTCTTGGTACTCCCGCTGGATGTCCAGCTGCCGGCGCAGCATAGCCACCGCATCGCCGCCCTTGCCCATGCCCATCAGGTCCAGCTCGTTGGCACGGTCGCGGTTGCTGCTTGCCTGGTTGAGGATGGCCTGCTGCCTGGCCAGCGCCTCAGTGGCTTCCCGTTCCTTCTGGTACGCGGCTGCCTTCTTGCCGGAGGTCAGCAGCTGCTCGCGCTCGGCCACCAACAGCGCCCGGGTGGAGGCCGTCATGGTCTTGGTCTTGTCGTCCAGCTCCTGCTTGATCTTGGCGGCCAAGCGCTCGCTCTCCGTCACCTTCACCCCGGTGTCGACCAGCTGCTTGTTGGCCTCGATCTGCCGCTGGGCGTTCGCGAGCATGGTCTGGGCGGCGGTATCGTCCGCGTTCCGCTTTCCTACGCCCTCCCGGCGATTGAAGGTCCTGTCCACATCTGCCTGGGCCTTCGCGATCAACCTCTGCATGGAGCCGTCGAAGTGCCGCGCGTCGTTGTCGGCGAGCCGGTTGTACTGGGCAATGATCTTGAGTCGGGCAGCCTCCTTGGCCATGGCGCGATCGAGCCCGGCAATCTGGGCATTGATGGCCTCGGATGCCGTCTGCTCGGCCGTGGCGCGCTCCTGGCTCGCTGCTGCGAGCTCGCGGGCCGTCTGCGGATCCAGTGCACCGCCCTCATCGATGGGCGTGGGCATCCGGGGCATACCGCGCATGCGGGTCGAAAGCCCGTTGAGGGCTTCCGTAAGCGACGGCAGGCCGAGGTTCTTGACCAACGTGCCTCCGACTGCTCCCAGCCCCAGCATGTCGCTGAGACGCGGCAGGCGGGCGAGGATGCCCCACTCCTTGGCCAGGTCGGTGATGGCACCGGTAACGTTGCCGATGGCGCTCCAGGCGCCGCCGATATCGTCCTTGAGGTCCCGCCACCACTTCGACATGCCGGGCATAACAGCCTCTGTGCGATTGGCCACTTCATCGAGGTGCGTCGCGTAGAGCTGGATTGCCTCGTTGGCGGCCTGCTGGGTGCGGCCCTCTTCCTCCAGCGCGGTGATGCGCGCCAGCTGCGCAGCGGTCAGGAAGCGCTCCGCGTCGTTGAGCTTCAGCAGGCCTTCCACCGGGCCCTTGGCGATGGATTGGAAGGCGCTGACGGTGGCTGATGCGGCACGGCCGGTGGATGCCTCCATTCGCGCAGCAGCAGCTGCCACCAGCTCGAACTGCTCGCCGGCGAAGCGGCCAGCCTTCGCGGTCTCGGTCAGTGCGGTGACCGCACCACCGCGCGACACGCCATCCAGGCGGTCGATGCTGGTGGCCAGCGCCTCAAAGCCGTCCACCCCGATCACCGCGCCCTGCCCGCTCAGGATCAGCTGCTTCTGGAACTGGAACAGCTCGTCCTGGCTCTGCTTGGCCGCTAGCGCCATGGCCGTCAGGGCAGCAGCAGCGATTGTCAGCGGGTTCACCAGGCCGATCACGTAGCCACCCACGGCGCGGGCAGCCGGGCCGATGCCGCCGAACTGGTCCTTCAGCTGTCCGCCCTGCTGGATAGCCACCATCCACGCCGGCTGGCCGCTGATCAGGCTGGTGGTGATGTCGGTCACCTGCATCGGCACCATCCGCAGGTTGTTCTGCAGCTGCCGTGCGGACATGCCCATGCCGTTCTGCGCATTGGTCGCATTGAGCACGGACGTGCGCATGCCCTCGATCTTGGTCTGGTACTGGTCGAACACGCTCGCATTGACCAAGCCGGCCTTTTGGGCCCGCTCCAAGCGGTCCTCCATGGCAGCCAGCCGGTTCAACGCCGCCACGGTCGGGTCGATCTGGCCCAGTAGCTGCTGCAGGTTGATCTTCTGCGCCTCGGCCGCCGCAGCTGCCTGCCGCTGCTCGTTCGCTGTCCGGGCCTCAGCCTCCTGCAGGGCTTTCGCACGGGCGGCCAGCCGCTCCTGCTCGCTACCTGCAGACGCCATGGCACGCGCCTTGTGGTCGATGCCCAGCGCAGCGTCGCGGGCGGCCTCAGCCAAAGCACGTTCCGACAGGTTCGCCGCCTGGTTGCTCTGGGTCCATGCCATCGCCTGCTGTGCCACCGCTTTGTAGCGGGCTTCCTGCTGGCTCAGCTGCTGCTCCAACTGCTGGCTGGCCGTCGCCACCTGGGCCGTCGATGCGGCTGCTGCGGCGCCGGCGGCACCGTAGGCCTGCACCTGCCCGGCGGTGCTGGCCAGCTTCCCGTCCAGAGCCCCCAGCGATGCCAGAATCTCCGCATTGGTCCGGTTTAGCGTCTGCAGCTCTTCAATGACCGCGCCCGTTCCGGTGCCGATACGGTCAAGGGCGCCGCCGAGCCGGTCACCAAGAACACTGGAGGAGCGCTCAACCGTCCTTGCCAGCGCCTGGTAGTCCCGGTCCAGACGATCAGCAGCCCCACCGGCGCGTTCAGCGGCCGCCGCGTTCTCGTCCAGCGCCTTCGTGCCTTCGACCAGGCCACTACTGTCGACCTTGTAGCCAAGCTCGGCGATATCCATCAGGGGCTCCTGTTCTACTGCTGCTGTGCCCGCTCACGCGCGGCTTTCTGGTCTTCGCGCACCGCGCGGAGGTACTGGTCATCCATCGCCAGGAGCATCTGCACCTCCTCTGGCAGGAGGTCGATCTGCAGCAGGCGACTCCATTCGCCCACGTCAGCAAACGTCAACGCCTCCGGACCGCTGTGTCGGCGGCCGGAGAGCTGCCAGAACCAGTCCCAGACGTGGGTAATCGCGTCCGGGACGTCCAGCTCTGGCGACTTGGCCTCGAAGCGCTCGTTGCGCTGACGCCGGGTTTCGCCGTTCTCATCCGCCATGTCGTAGCGGACGGCAATGTAGGTGGCCTCAGCCGCCTGCTTCAGCAGGTCCGCGAAAGAACGCCGGACGGTCGTTCAGCGCTGCGTCGGCCTGTTCCCCCACCCACGGCAGCTCCTTCAGCAGGGTCTTGAGGGTCTGCTGGTCGAACGCAGGCTTCTCGCCATGGAAGGTCAGCTCCCCCTTCCACTCCCAGCCACTGATCGACGCGGCCAGCATCGACAAGCGCACGGCCTCCAGCTGCTCGGCCGTCACCTTGCCGCGGTGGCCCATGCGCTCGTTGAGCGTCTTGCGGGAAGCGGCCTTCACCTGCGGATGGCTGTCGGGCAACAGGATGAGCACCAGGCCTACCGGCTCTTCGGTGGCCGGGTGCAGGATTTCCAGACGGCGTTCTGCCGCCACGATGTTGGTCAGTTCGGTCATGTCGTGATCCTTGTTGCGATCCGAGAAGGAACCGGCGGGGAAGCTGTCGGATCAGGCAGCCTTTCAGGCGCGCGCCCTACCCCGCCGGTATTCGGTTACGGGGTGACGGGAGCCGGCACCACCACCGGGGGCTGGTTGAGGCCCAGGACGTAGGTGTTGAGCACGAAGTCCTCATTGCGGCCGCCCGGGGTGTTCGGACCGGCCACCAGGCCGCGCAGGTACTCGATGGAGCCGTCCGCACGCTCGACCTTGAAGGCGTAGGCGTCCGGGACGTCGGGCGCACCAGCGGCACGCATGGCGATCTGGCCCGGGTCGGTCAGATCCTCGGCCACTTCCACCGGAGGGTCACCGGCATTGGTGATGCCCTTGCCCTTCAGGGCCACCAGCGTGTCCCAGGTGTCGTAGGTGACGATGTTGGTGTTGATGCCGCGCTCACCGACGCTGCCGACCTTCTTTACCTGAATATATGCCAGCGCTGCGAATTCGGTGGCGGTGAGGTCTTCGTTCTGGGGGGTAACGCAGATGAACAACTTGGAACCTGCGTTGGTCTTTGCTTCAGCGGCCATAGCCGTGGTCTCCTCGCGATGGGCGTAAAAAAACCCGCCACGGGGCGGGGTCGTTGAAAAGCAAAAGACCCGCTGGTTGGCGGGTCTCCGTTGATCTTGTATAGGCTCGTTTAGTTCGAACCGTCACCGATGTAGGTGCCGTCCGGACACATAATCGGCTTACCCCCGACAAACGTGCCGTCCGGTGCCATTGTTGGGCGCCCACCGACAAATTTTCCATTCGGAGCAAGTTGTGGCGTGCCCGAAACAAACGTGCCTTCAGGCGTCATCTGAATCGCCCCTTGGCCTACGAAGGTGCCATCGGGTGCCAACTGCGGATTGCCAAAAACGAAAGTTCCATCTGGTGCAAGTCGAACGCTCATGACTACTTCCTTTCTGCTGGGTAATCGTCAGGCCTACTTCGCCGTGGGTCCAAGCTTGGCCGCCACCAGTTTCAGCGCTTCGGCTGGCTTGAAACCAGCTCGGATGTACTCCTCATACTCGTTGCGGACCCAGACGGCCTGCTCCTTGTTGAACTCGTACATCAGGCTGCGGGATGCCTTCATGCGGTCGACGGAATCGCGCAGCTCTTTCAACGCTCCCTCGCTGAGGGGGCCATCGCTTCGCACCAGGTGCAGGTTGGGCGTCTTGGGGCTCATGGGCCGGAGTCTACCCCGAAACGAAACCCCTCCACCGGATGGTGACCGGGTGCATGACCCGCTCCGGATCCTGAATGATGCTGCTGGTGGAGGGCCGCTCGTAGACAGCCATGCCGCCGAAGCGGGTGCCCTTGGCGAACGCAGCGATGATGGCATCCGTGATGGGCGTGCCCACCATGATCCCCTTCCCCGGCCGGTAGCAGGCTGCCAGCTGGCCGAACCCCTGCATCAGGGACGGGCCGTCGTCGGCCAGGCCGTAGTTCTGGGTCCGGTTGGGAAACCACTGGAACTCCAACCACCTGGCATCCTTGCCGGTCGGCGGGGTGAACCCAATTCCGGGATACGAGCAGGGCAGTCCCTGCGCCGCCGCGAATGAAGTGACCAACTTGGTGAAGGCGTCGTAGATCTCGGTGTCTTTCATCGCATGCGGCTCCTGATCTCGGCGGTGACCTCGGCCACGATGAAGTCCCAGCGCTGCGCCGCCGCCCTGGCAAAGCCCTTGCCGGCCTGCGCATAGGTCCTGCCCTTGCTGTCCTCGCCGTAGAACCCGTGCTCCATGCGCATGGCGTACTTCGCGGTCCACCCGGCCCATACCGTCTGGCCCAGGTCCATGCTTGCAAACACCAGCGGCGGATCCGTCGCGCCACCGGTGGGCATGCCCTCCAGGGAGGCCGCAACCGAGTTACGCAGGAACCCGGTGTCCACTGGCATACGGCCTCCCATACCCTCCGGCGTGTTGGCCTCCTCCATCAGCCGCTGCGACGATTCGCGGAACACAGCCAACTGCATGCCCTTGGCCTTCTCGGCGAAGGCACGGACCTGGCTGCCAAACTTATTGGCCACGCTGCACCTCCGCTGCCATGTCCACCCGGTAGGTCTTGGTGCACCGGCAGCCGATGGTTTCTTCCGCCGGCGCCCCGAGCGCGGTGTCGCCCGGGAACCTCATCAGCGCACCGCCCGGCGTCTGGAACGGCTCGCCGAACCGTCGCTTCTGGCCGTTCATCGCCTTGTGGCTATGCCGCGTGCGGTCATCACCGGTGGCAGACCAGCCGCAGGTGACGTTCTCGGGGGCCAAACGGCCCGATTCGATCTGCTGCCGGTACGCCTCATCGCGGCCGGCGTTCATTGCCGTCAGCGATTCGGTCCTCGCGATCATTTCGCCGCGCAGCGACAGCAGGCGGTCGGCGTAGCGGCCGGCAATCTTCTCGATGTCCGCCGCCGCCACCGGCTTGCTGCCCGCGATCGCGCGCTTGACGATACCGTCCAGGCGCTTGTCCCGGCGCTGCCGGTCAAAGTACGCCGCCATCTGTTTGGGATCGCCGCTGGCCAGCTGCTGCCGCACGTTTGCAACGTACTGCGCCTGCTGTGAAGTCAGGCCCACCACCCCGCCGGCGCGACGTCCGGTTTCGCCTACCCGGCCGACGAGCTCCAGCGCGCTCTGGCGCGGATTCTGTCCGGCGGCCATGCCGCGCACCAGGTGCTGCCGCACCATCTGCCGCTGGTCCTCCACGATGCCAACGATCAGGCGCGACGAGTTCTCCTGCAGCCAGCCTTCAGCGCCACGGTTGCGCATGTCGAATCGGAACCGCAGCGTCGGCGTCTCGACGGCCGGGTTGTAGCCGCCGCGCACCTGCTGCCGCATCGACAGCCGCGGTAGCTCCTTGATACCGGCATCGCCACCGGCAACGAAGGCCTGCCGCACCGATTCCGCCATAGGCGAGAAGGCTTCCGAATCGAAGCCCAACGCCTCCAGGACCATGTCGACCTGGCCAGCGCGCAGCAGCTCTGCCAGGTGATCGACCTGCGCCTGGTTCCGCATGCCGGCGACTGCCTGCTCGAAGGAGCGGCGGATGGCCGGCTCCAGGCGACGTGCCAGCAGTTCCAGTTCGCGTGGGGTGAGGTAGTCCATCAGCGGCGGGCGTGGAATTCGTAGAGCAGGACCTGGCCGCCCGGTGACAGCGGCTGAACGTCGATGAAGTGGTACATCTCGCTGCCGAGCAGAATCCGATCATCCTTGCCGGGAACGATGTCGATCGCGGTGGAGATCAGCCCCAGCTTGTCCCCCTGCAGCACCAGCGTGGCGTCGCGGTCCGTCAGGCTGTACTTGATCTCCACCACCTTGCAGTCGTGCTCCGTGGGTGGCCCCGGCTGCGGATTGTGGGGCGGCCCCGTGGGCGCGCCTTCGCGCTCCAGCTGCGTCCCGTAGCCGTAGCGCTCAATCAGGCGCTCAGCCGTGGCCTGCATGCGGTTGTAGAACCGGCTCATACGACGCGCACCGCCGGGCCGACCGCAGGCGTGCGCAGCAGCGGCGCCAGGATCTCGTCGATCGCAGGGATCACCGGCCGATTCGGCTGGCCATCAGCGGCAGCATCGGCGTAGGTGACCTCGATGGGGCCGACCTTCTCTCTCGTAACCGCCTCGCTGGCCAGGAAATCCGGCGACAGGCTACCGGGGGACGCCAGTTCACGCAGCGCCGCCTCGTAGGTTGCCCGCTCCACTTCCTCCGGGATCTCATCCGGCTGGATCGGATCGCCGTCGTAGTCCGTGGCACCGGTGCGGGGCCATTCGTTGGCCTGGCCCCGCCCGGCAGTACGCACGCCAGGGAACATCGACGACCAGCGGCCGGATGCGAGCAGCACCCGGTACCGGCCATCGATGTAGTCCGTGGCGCGGACCAACGCGCCGATGCGGGCATCGTCACTGCCCGCCGCCCAGGCCGCGTTGCCGCGCGCCTGGTGATAGCTGTCCGCGCCTACTAGCGTGCCGTACATGGTCAGCCCTCGCCCTTCTTGGCTTCGGCGGCCGCGATGGCTTCCTGCAGCTTCGGGACGCCCCAGGTTGCCTTGGCGGCGATGCCGAGCGCCTTCGCACGGGCGATCAAGGCATCCTTGTCCGCCGCGGCATCCGGCTTTTGGTTACCGGTGGTGGTTGGGGTGCTGGTGGTGACCTCGCCCTTCTTGGCTGCGGCCTCACTCGTCAGTTGCTGCACGGACGCGGCCAGCAGGGCCTCACGGGCCTCGCTGTCCAGCTTGTTCCAGTCCTCGACGGACAGGCCCGATGCCGAATGCGCGTGCTGGACGATATGCCCCAGCGGAACCGTGGTGTCGTCGACCAGCAGCACCTGCGAGGGCAGAAGGTCCGACCCGAGCAGGGAAGGTGCAGCCGGCGGCGGCGAAGTGGCCGCGGACGCGCCGCCCACGGAGATGATTTTCCCGCCCAGCCAGCCCTTGACGACCGCGTTGTTCTTGAGGCTGTCCCAGGACGCGACGGGCGTGGGCACGCCAGGCGGCAGCACAGTGCCGTCGGGCAGGCCGATGGGTCCCTTGTGGTGATTGGTGATCTTCATGCTTCGCTCCAGTGAGGCCCCGGAACATGGCCGGGGCCGTTGCGATCAGATGCCGTCCAGGTAGACGACTTCCTTCGGCAGGCGAACGTCCAGGCCACCGAGGCGCATCACGCCCGGGATGTCCCACCGCAGCGGGCCACTCTGGTAAGCCGGCAGGAACCGGTGCGGCATCGGCATGTGTAGCTTCAGCACCTGCGGATCGTAGCGGTAGGCGACCAGGCGGGGCACGCCACCCACACCGGCGGTGTCCAGACCACGCTGACCGCGTACCGTCAGCTGCTGGCCGGTCTGCACGGTGTAGACGTTGTTGGCCAGGAACCACTGCAGGATGGTCATGTCACTGTTTTCGCTCATCTTGCGAGTGGCGATCAGCAGATAGCGCGACCACGGCAGCAACAGGCGATCCGCGATCGACGCGGTGTTGGTGCCATTGAACACGTTCAACAGGGACTGGTTCATGTCCGCCGTGATCTCGTCCGCAGTAGCGTTCGCCCAGTCGCCAGTCGGAGCCGCCACCGGGGTCACGCCGGCAGCGTTGAACAGGCCAGTGAACCCCTTGTTGGCATCGCCAAGGAGCGCGACGCGATCCACCATTTCTTCGGACGCACGGCGCGCAGCAGCAGCGTCTTCAGTCGACAGGTTGATGCCGAGCATCTGAGCACGACCGATCTCCTCCCAGCCGAAGCCGTAGCCGATGCCGGCGGTGTAGACAGGCGTCTCAAACTTCGAGCGCACCGTCCCGGCCTTGGGAATGTCGTCGGCGTTGCCGTTGATCCAGTCAGCCTTGCCGTACTGATCCTGCGAGAAGTAGGTCACCGAGGTGGCGAACTCACTGCCGGAGGTATCCACCGGCACCAGCGAGCGGTACTGGATGTCGGGGTAGACGGTGCGGTAGATGCCCGGCTCGATGATCGAGGCCTGGGCGATCACGAAGCCCAGTGCAGCCTGGGCGTCGATCAGGGGAATTGCTCCATTCATGGCGTTGGCTCCTTAGCCGAGACGGACGACGGCCAACTGGCCGGCGGCGGTGGTGCTGGTGTCCCAGCTGGCACCGGGGATCGCGGTGTTCCCGGTGGAAACGTTGGTGAAGGCGCCCGCGGCGGTGAGGTACACCGCATCGCGCGCCGCGACAGCGACGGAGGCGACCACCCAGATGTCGCCCTTGGTGCGGATACGGCCCGACTCGCCGACGCCGAAGGCATCCGCGGCCCGGCCGGTGACCTGGCCGGCCGTGACCGTGAGGCCCG